TTTTGTTATATTATATACATGAATAAAAGTAGACGATTGCTCAATCTTTTTGAAACTGTATTAGGTAAGTCAATGACTAGTGGTAATGAAGCAACTTTTTCATGCCCTTACTGCAACCATCATAAAAAGAAGCTTGTAATAAACATAGTATCTCAAAAATGGCATTGCTGGGTTTGTGGTGTGAAAGGTGTTGGAGCTGAAAGAATATTTAAGCAGATAGGCGCTATAGGAAAGATAGGCGAGCTTCATTCACTAACAGGCGTTAAAAGAAGGGTAGATAAAGAAAAGCAAGTAGACCACGTATCTTTACCAATGGAGTTCACACCTATGATAAACGGAAGTTCGAACAACCCTGAATTCAGAAACGCTGCTAAATATTTAAAATCACGAGGTATAACAAAGACAGATGTACTTAGATATAATATAGGATTTTGCGATTCAGGACAATATAATGGGATGATAATAATACCAAGTTACGATGACCAGGGAATGCTTAATTACTTTGTAGGTAGATCATATTATGATAGTGACTTCAAGCACAAGAATCCAAAAACTTCTAAAGATGTCGTAGGCTTCGAACTCCTAGTTAACTGGAGCGAAGACATAAGTATATGTGAAGGTGTGTTTGATGCAATAGCAATTGGTGAAAACTCAATACCAATATTTGGAAAGTTTTTACCTAAGATACTTAAAATGAAGATAAAGCAAAATAATGTAAAGAGAGTAAATATAGTTTTAGATAACGATGCAAAAAGCGAGTCTATAAAGCTGTGTGAATATTTACAATCTGAAAATATAGATGTAAGAATAATTGAAATGAAAGACGACGAAGATCCTAGTACATTAGGACATAAAAAAATTACTAAGATTATTGGTGATTCTAAAACCGTTGACTTTGCAAAACTTTTGGAGATGAAATTTGGACTTTAACAAAATTGACGTAGGATTTGATAAACTAGAAAAAGTATTACATGTAGCTGACATACATATAAGAAACTATCAACGGCATAAAGAATACAGAAAAGTATTTAGACAATTATATAAAGAAGTAGACAGGCTTCCTAAAAACTCAATAGTTTATGTTGGAGGAGATGTAGTACATAGCAAAACAGATATATCACCAGAGCTTATAGAAGTAACCTGTGAATTTCTTAAAAACTTAGCAGATAGAAGACACACAATAGTTATAACAGGTAATCATGATGCTAATCTAAATAACTCATCAAGGCTGGACTCACTATCACCTATGATAGAGTCACTCAATCACCCTCAACTTCACTATCTTAAAGACTCTGCAGTTCACGAGATAGCAGATACTCACTTTGCTATATTTAGTATATTTGATGATCCAAAGACTTTTATAAAATCAAATTCATTTGACGCTGAAACTAAAGTTGCATTATTTCATGGTGCGATAGATATGTCATATACAGATGCAGGTTATAAAGTAGAAAGCGATGATTTAAAAGTGTCTATGTTTGATGGCTACGATATGGTAATGCTTGGAGATATACACAAAAGACAATTCTACGATAAGTCAGAAACGATACTGCAAGTAGGTTCATTAATACAGCAGAATTTTGGAGAAGCGTTTGATAAACATGGCTGTGCTATATGGGATGTTGATAAAAGAAACGCTAGCTTTGTAGACTTTGAAAACGTACATGGCTTTTATACTGTAAATGTAAAAGAAGGTATTCTTCCTAATATAGATAATATACCTAAATACCCTAGAGTTAGAATACGAACAGAAAGCACAACACAAGCTCAGCTTAAAGATATTATAAAGCAAATAAAAGGTAGATGTAAAACTACTGATATTGTAATAATAAAAAATGACAAGCTCAACGCTCAAAACAAAACAACACGTTCTATTACTAGAGATATACGAGATGTACAATATCAAAACGAGTTATTAGAAGAATATATAGGTACAAACCATCCTGCAGACGATGAAACTATAAGACGTATAAAAAATATAAACACAGAATTAAACAAAAGTCTTCCAACTACAGAAATATCAAGAGGCGTACGGTGGACTCCAAAAACTTTTGAATTTTCTAATATGTTTAGCTATGGAGAAGATAACATAATAGACTTTAGCAAGCTTAGAGATGTAATAGGTGTATTTGCACCTAACCACGCAGGTAAGTCTGCAATATTAGATGCTTTGATGTTTTGTGTATTTCACAAGTGCTCTAGAACGAAATCAGCAGGCGATGTTTTAAACAATAAAAAGAAAAGCTTTTATTCTAAGCTTTCATTTGATATTGATGGCGTACAGTACTTTATTGAAAGAAAAGGTAAGAAAGAAAAGAAAGGTCACGTTAGAGTCGATGTTAATTTCTGGATGATTGGTGAAGACGATAACATAATATCTCTTAATGGTGAGCAAAGAACCCAGACTGATAAAAACATAAGAGGTTATCTAGGTTTATATAATGATTTTGTTTTAACATCGATGTCTGTGCAAAATAACAATACTGGATTTATAGACCAGTCACAAACAGAAAAGAAAGATTTACTATCTCAGTTTTTGGATATAACTGTATTCGAAGAATTGTATCAATTAGCTAACGAAGAAATAAAAGAAGTTCAGGTGCTTTTAAGAAACTTTGGAAAAACAGATTATTCTCAACAGCTTATAGATGAAGAAGATAATTTAAAAACTTACGAATCAACATATCAAAGACTGGACTTAGCAAAGAAAGAAATACAGAAGAAGTATACTAAAAAAGAAAATCACATACACAGTAAAGTAAAAGAGCTCAAGAGTATAACAATTGAAAACGATATAGATAAACTTGAAAGCAAAAAGTCTTATTGTGAACAAGACATAAAGGTATACAATTACAAACTTGAAAAATATAAGAACTATAAGAAGACAAACAAAAACCAGTTAGCCGAGTTGGATTCTAAAATATCAAAAATTGATATAAAAAATCTAATTGCTAAAAAAGCAGTTTTAGATATAGAAAAGGAAAATAACTCTAGATTGGTAAGAGAGATAGAAGTTATAAAGGTTAACGTTAGAAACAAGCTCGATCTTATATCTAAATTAGATACACATGAATATGATCCCAACTGTAATTACTGTTGTGACAATGAGTTTGTAAAGTCTGCAATGAAGGCTCAAGAATCACTTACAGAAGACAAGATAGTTGTCAATAAATTACTTAACGATAAAGCAGCGTCTGACAATGTATTAAATGATACAACATCCGTTAAAAACCTTATAGATACATACAAAACTCTTGAATCTGAAAAAGTAACAATTATCCAATATGAATCAGAAATTATTATCAAATCAGAGCAAAGAAAGTCTGACCTACGCGCAAAGAAAACTGAATTAAAGGGCGTAGAGCGTGATATAGAGAAGTATCATAAGAACAAGGAGACGATTAAAGCCAATGAGAAGATTAACGCATCTATTGAAAAGTTAGAAATAGAAAAAGCAAATATAAAATTAGAGTTAGACGAAAGCCAAACAGATATACAACAGGCGTACAGCAATGTCTCAATAACAGATCAAAACATATCTAACATTACAAACACTATTACTGAGGCTCATGAATTGGAACTTAGGTTGAAATCATATGAGTTTTATTTAGATGCAATACGACGTGATGGTATACCTTATGAGATTATTGCAGAAACGCTACCTTATTTAGAAGAAGAAATAAACAACACACTTTCTCAGATTGTAGATTTTGAAATTGAGTTCGATGTAGATGGCAAAAACATATTAAGCTATATAAAATACGGAGATGAAGACAGATGGCCTTTAGAACTCACATCAGGCATGGAAAAATTTATTAGCTCACTTGCAATTAGAGTTGCACTTATAAAGATATCTAATTTACCTAGACCTAATTTCCTTGCAATCGATGAAGGATTCGGAAATCTTGATTCTGAAAACATAAATTCCATATCTATGCTATTTGACTATCTTAAAAATGAATTTGATTTTGTGGTTATTATATCTCATATAGACATAATGAAAGATATGGTTGACGGCTTAATAGAAATAAGTAGATCCAAAGGCTTAAGCCGCGTTATTGTTTAATACTTGATATTTATATAATATATTGGGAATAATGAATGGCATCAAGAAACAACACATCAAATAGAATAGAAAGACTGCAAGTCGAAACGACTGTAGGTCAATATTTCTTTCAAGATTTATATAACAGAGAAGTATACTTTGAAGACTTCGACGACAAGTCTAGCAATTACTTTCGCTTAGATTACGATCTTTCATTTACATTTACTGGAGGTAGAAACTTCATAGGTCTGCGAGGTACAGCTGACACAATGCTTGTTAATTCGGAGATACTAGTAGAGGTTGTAGATTCTAATGGACAGTTACTAAAATCACAAGTATACGGGTTAGGTGATGAATTAGATACTAAAGTAATTTCAGTAGACGTTGCATCTAATACTCCTCCTGGAGATACTATCGTAACATTAATAGGTGTAGCATCTCAAGCACCTGATGGAACACCTATACCACCAGCATATCGAGGTGTACCTAATTTTAGATGGACTAGAATATTTACATGCAAACCTGGAACATCTAATAAATCACCTGTATTATATAGTGAAACATCTAGGCCTGCTATAAAAATCGAGGAAATACTTAAACCTTTTTACCATCTTACTCACAATCAAGAATTATCAGGCTCAACAAATACAGGTTATTGGACAGGTAATCCTACTTCAAGCTATATACTTTCATCAGATGGATACGCTGCAGAAATAGAAGGCGCTAATACAACTACTAAAATTTCATATAGAAAATCAGGTGACAAGTTCTTTGTTACAGCAAAACCTCAAGGTACAAACTTTATTGACTTTGGAGGTTTTACAAAAGATATGGAAGGTGGTATTATAATTGTTAGAGATCCTCAAGTTCCTAGGCCAGGCTCATTCTTAGGATATACATCACATCACGACCCTAATACAAATCCTGTATTTGCACCTGAAGAAGAAGGTGATGGATTATTAGAAGACATATCATACTTACACCCAACATCTACAGTAGTTACAAGATCGTTCGTTACAGGTGCATATGTTACGATGGTAGAAGAAGTTATTTCTCCATTTGAAATAAGAACATCATCACCTCACACTACAATACAAGGAAATACATCAGCAACTTATCAATCATTTGAACATTTTGAATTTTCTGACTCTAACTTTGAACTTATGTGGTCTCAAGCTCCTACTAGTTATAGTATGCAGACAAGTAGTGCAAACGGTGGTCCACTAAATACATCATACGCACAAGTAACATTCAACAACTTAGAACCTCTAACTGGAGACGTTACTAGGGTAAAATGTTATATGAAAAACGAGCAAGCTCCATTTGATTGGGTAATGGCATCAGACAATGCTGTATTTGCACAAGAGCTTTTATATAGAAAAGACCACGAAAAACATAGATCACCTATAGGAGATTTTTCAGTTCAAGGAATTGCTCATAATGGTGCTACATCTCTTAAAACATATTGGACTTCATCTGGTGTAGGTACAAACACACCGTCGATAGGTATATACAAACAGCAGACATCTGCAGAAAATCCTCCTGTACAAGACTGTGTTATAATAGGTGACAATCAGCAAGCACTTAATTTAGACGATACAGCATACTGGCTGTTCGAACCATCAGGTTCTAACACAGCATCATTTTATGAAAACCAATGGTATGAATTGTCATTCAAATCCGTATCTCAAAAAACACAGATACCTTCATGGACACCTACATTTAACAATGCAATAGAAGAGCCAAAGATATCAGTATATATGTCAGGTTCTGCATTTACTGATGGAGGTGATGACTTTGGAAAGTTCATAGGACTAATAGAGGACGTTGCAGTAAAGAAAAAACAAGTTGATTATGATTATAATAACAACGAACGAGAAATAGGTAAGAAATTTATATTCAAGGCAGATGGTACAGAAGGAGGTAAGCCTAAGTTCAAAATAGACTCAGGTGTCTGGTACTTATGGGATATATCTATAAAGCCTTGGGAAAGAAAAGGATTTACTCCAGGAACATGGGACGTAATATTTCCTACTGTAAAATGTAATGTTGCAGCATATGATTCATTAGACTTTAAGTTTGAATTCTACAATGATTATGGAGACATAGCAAATTATACAGCAGTAGTACCTCATGTCCCGTGGAAAAATGAATTAACAGCTACATTTACAAATATAGTTACAAACACTGTAACAGCAACTGGCCCTGCAACATTCAGTGGTGGTCTAAGTGCTAGTGGTCCTAATTACTTTACTTCAACATCATTCTCAGGACCTACAACATTTAGTTCAACTGTAAACTTTAACGGACCAGCAACATTTAGTGGAGGCATGAGCTCTAGTGGTCCTAATGTATTTGGAGGTAACACAACAATATCTGGACCTGTATCTTTATCTGGACCTATAACTGCAGGCGGACCAATTACAATGTCAGGCCCTGGATTATTCGGACAAGATTGTAATGACAGCTGGATAATATCAGGTTCAGTATATCTGCCTTGTCTTCCTGCAGCTTCTCAATCTAGAATAGTTACATGGAATGAAGTTACTGGCGAACTAAAGACAACTTCATCATTCGGATTGAATAATGCAGGAACTCCGGATCAAGACTTATTTAAAACATTTGCAATAACTCACTCAGGCGTAACACCTCACGCAGCTCAAGCATCACAAGACGCTGACAATTCAACAGATACTTTTACATTCGTAGGTGGAGCTAATGTAACATTATCTTCAGCAGCAGATCAGATGACAATAGGTGTAGGCAATATATGTAAAACAAGTTATGGAACATTTGGTGTTGATGGAGGAGTAACAAATACTGCAACAGCGTGTAACCAGGCAATGAAGATTTTAGGAGCAGGAGGTATAACAACATCACTTGATGTTACTGGCGAGATAAATATATCTATGTCTGCTGCATATTTAAACACATATATCTCAAATGTTTCTTCGCAAAACATATTTGCAACAGTTGCAACAACTCACTCAGGCGTAACAGTTCACGCTGCTCAAAACAATCTTGTTGCAAATTCAACTACTGACCAAATAGTATTTATAGGTGGTGCAAACGTAACTCTTTCATCTAATGCTACAAATGATTCAATTACAATTTCAACTGCAACTAGTGCAGGAGGTTCTAGTGGTGACAATCTAGGTAACCATACAGCTACAGCATCTTTACAGATGGGTGAGTTTTGGATAACACAAAGTGATGGTTACGGCCATTTCTGGAAAGGAACTTCTACAGACTTTGCAACTGTCGAAAGAACAGCATTAGACGTTTTTAAAATAAGAAACTTAGGAACAAAAGATAACGTCCTTGAGATATCTGATGGTGCTGAAGGGTTTAGTTTTATACCCAATGCTTTAACGCATTTCACGCAATCGCTATTAACAACTCATGGTGGTATACAAATAAAAGCAAACAACGACTTATTTTACTATAGTCTTAAAGAAGCCGACGCATTTCATACAATGAAGTATAATATTGTTACAGGTGAGATAAGTTATATAAGAGAGAACTCTTCAGGAGGTGGTGGTTCTCACTGTATGACTTCAGGTGATCTTGTAAAAGGAACTGCAGGTCACGTTGGATTCAATCCATATCACGGTGCACAAGGTTCGAATGCATTAAAATCGTTTTCTTATATTCCATGTACAACAACAATTGGCCCTCCATTGTTTAATCCAACAACGCCAACTGGTATAGGCACAAACTGGAATTCATATGCAGGTGTTAACGATGAAACGGCATGGCTGCTCGTTAATGGCTTCAACTCAATGGATTGTCCACCAGGATCTGCTGGACTTATAGACAGTGACTTTGAAGCTGAAAGAGGAATGGTTTATGCTGCTATATTTAATAAGATGGCAGATCCAAATAAACTGGGAAGCGACGGCTTTGATTGTGCGCAAGCAGGAGCAGGACATGGTGTAAAGATTGGTGTGTCATCAATACCTAGAAATGCTCCTATAAAAGGTGGCTTCCCAGGACAGCATACTGGTAACGTAAACACTCCACCAGCTTTAAACTGTACTATTGCTGGTGACGCTGCATATTACCAAGTAAACCAGCCATTCAACCAGACGCTCCAAACATCACACACAGACTGCGGTCTAGCAAATGTGTTTTACTTATCATGTTTTCATAAAGAATGGGGACTAGGACCTTACAAATTAACAGACCATTATGCTGGAGGTATACGTAAAGACCATAACAATTACAAAAACGCTATAAAGATAGATACTGTTTCTGATAGAAGACTTAAGCAGGATATAACTGATACTGTACTTACACTTGACCATCTTATGGGAATACGTGTAAGAGACTTTGAGTGGAAAGAAACTCCAATGTCTAAAGGAGGTATGAGAGTATCAGGATTTATTGCACAGGAAGTAGCAGAAGTATTCCCAGATGCAGTAACAGGAAACGAAGAAGTAAATGATGAACCTAAATCAAACCCTATGGTTATGGACTATCTTACTATGGTGCCTCTACTTGTTAAGTCCGTACAGGATCAGCAGAAAATGATAGATGATCTTAAAGAACGAATAGCTATCTTGGAGAAACGATAATGCCACAAAATATAATATTTACATCAGGATCAATTTTATTTACGACAACAAGTATACATTCTCCAACAGGAAGTAGTACTACAGGTAGTACATCAGGTCATGCGGTGTTCGTTGGATCAAATCCGGCAAACAATGTTTCAATGTCAGGTAACTTTACACAATCAGTAGCAAACGCAGTTACTATATTCACATCATCATTTGTATCAGTATCAGTAGCAGAATCTTTAGCGTTTTACGGAAACATTACATCAACAGGATCTTTTACATTGATCGTGCCAATCTCAGAATCAAATGGAAACTTCACTCATTCTAGATATTATGATGTAGATCATGATGGTACTTCATCAGTAGGGCCTAGACAAGTAACAGGTTCTCTTCAACTAGGATTTAACCAAGAAGGAGAGTGGAGCATATCTAAACCAAAAGAAAATATTGGATCAGGAGCTATTGGATCAAATTCTGAAAAAACATTCATGTTTGTATCTAGATCTGGTAGGTTAGGTTTTAAAACAACATCACCTACTGATGACATAGATTTTAAAGCTGATTCGATTAAATTCAGATCTGATGACGGTACTAAGGAGATGGAGTTTGCAAACGGAAAGATCATAACAAAGAAATTTGCAGGTAGAGCTGTAGGTGCTGAAGTGGTAGCGGAAACGTCAGGATCAGAAATAGTATTAACGTATTCTCCAGGTACATTTGAATTACCGACAACAGCATCTGCAGGAGATGTATTAGGTACCATAACATGGGAAGATGAATCTATTGGTAGAGTGCGATCAAGAGAAGATGCTACAGCCATGAGAATTAGAGGTGTTGTTGATGGTGTTTCTGAAGATGGTTCGTCTACAAAATCTTCTATGAACTTTGGAATTGGTAGTTTAGAAGGAGCCATACAAGATATTGCTATAATCAAAGCCGAACAATTTGAAATTACAAACAGTGCTGTATTGACAGTTGACAGTAATTATGTTTTAATAGGAAATACCAGAGCAGGAACTGGAGATGCAGATAGAAGATTGATATTCCAAAACCCAACGGCAACTCAAAGATGGGTTATGGGTGTAGACGTAAACCAGTTTAGATTTGCAATAAACTCAGATGTAGCTTTTACTGGAGCTAATGACTTTGAATTAGATATAAATGGTAATGTAACTTTGCGAGGTGATCTATATGCAGATCAGCTAAGAGCAACAGGAGGCTATCCTAACTTTACAGGAAGTCTTATTGCAATTGATGGAGGCTCATTTTAATAATTAGGTTGATATTTATATATGGCGAATAATATAACATGGGATACTGCAAACTTTAAATGGAATGATAACGACCATATTTGGAATGATGTTCAAGAAGTAATTGAAAGTATTGAAGGTGGAAGAAGTTCTAAGAAGAAAGACAAGAAGTTAGAAGCCAAAAAACTAAAAGTCATTAGACTTGTAATGGAAAGAAAAGGTATAAAAATCTACGATGAAACAAAAGAAGTAGAGAATATAGAAATATACCTAGATGATATAAAAATAATCGCTGAGGAGATAAAAAGAAATGTACAAATTATACACTGATAAAATAGAAAACTTTGAAGCAAAGATAAAGCTTGAAGGTGCGTCATTAAAAAAATCTAAAGCTAGACTAGTTGTAGAGGCAGACGGATTCGATATAATGTTCAAAGGAACAATTTCAGAATCTGGCAAGGTAAACATACCTGTAAAGAGACTTAGAGGCTTAATAGATGAGAGTACTGAAGGAACTATAAGATTAGAAGTTATAGCGGAAGACACATATTTCATTCCTTGGGAATCTAAGTTTAAAGTTAAGCAGTCTAAGAAGGTAACTGTTGAAGTTATAACTCAGGAAAAACAAATATTACAAAAAACCAAAGATACAGTCAATATATTATCCCAGCCTACATTAACGGAAAGACAGCATATTTTAAACTTGGTCAAAATGCTTATAAAAGAAGACATAAATATAAACAACTTGACAATAAGAAAGAACAAGTTAAATAATATAGTAGCAGAATACGTACAAGAAAATCCAATTAAGGAAGATATAAGACTTCCAATAATTGACAAGGTTATTAAAGTTTTACAGAAACGCAAATAAGGGAATAAGTTATGGCTTTACCTAATTTATCAGGTTCGAATATACAAGACACTTTTCAGAGAGTGATGCACACAGATGCTTTGGGTATTGTATACAATGGAACAGGTAGTGTGCTTCCTATAGCCTTTGATGGACCAGACGTTAGAATTGCTCAAAAATTAAGTCTAGGAGGATTTACAAACGTATCAGCTTCGTTAGCTTCTGCAGTAGCATCAGGTGACGGTTTAGGAAATCATGAAGCATCACAAGCCCTAAGCTTAAATGGAAACTCCATAGATACAGTTTTAAACATGAGTGCAAGTGGTCACATTAGCTCGAGTACAATGTCTTGTATTACAGGTTCTTTCGACCACATTATAACGCAGAACCAAACAATAGAATTTAGAAACCCTGAAAATACTAAGGTTGGTGATATAAGATTCGATGCTGAAAAAGGTATGAGAATTAGCAAGGCTGATGGAGGAAGAAACAAAATGGAAGTTGGTGATTTAGACGTTACAGGAGATTTTGTCTTTAACACGCTAACAGGCGGGACTTTTTGATATTTATATAATAGGAAGATAAAACAATGGCACAAACAATACAAATAAAAAATGGAACAGGATCATCAGCACCTGCAACACTCTTGCAAGGTGAGCTTGCTATCAACGTATCATCAGGTTCGCTTTGGTATGGATCAGGCTCTTCAAATGCTACACATTCAAACTGGATGTTTGGCGAGATAACAGCATCGAATAAAATAAGAAATCATCTAGGTAACCATACAGGTACTGGAAATATAACTGCAAGTGGAACAGTAAATGCAGGATTTTTTGTAGGTAATGGATCTGGAATAACAAATCTATCTATAGATGGACAAGGAGCTTTACTAGAATCTGAGTTGACTAATGTCGCTGCAGTTAAAGCTATAAATCAACAGCTTACTACAACGTCAAATGTGCAGTTTGCTTCACTTAATGTAACTGCATTAACATCTTCTATAGTTACATCATCAGTAGTGTACGCAAGTGGTTCAAACATCTTTGGAGATGAAGCTGCAGACAACCACACATTCAACGGATCAGTTACTGCATCAGGTAATATAAGTTCAAGTGGCGACATAAATTCAATGAATGTATTTCTACCAGGAGGCGGAAAAATATCTTTTGATAATTCAGTAGATGGTACTGATCAATTTATATCAGGTAACGATAATAACATTACTATAGATGGTGATGATATTATAAAATTAAGAGCAGACACTGCTATTCAAATTATTGATACAAGTAACGCTGTTAAAATAAGTATAAATCCTCAAACAGGTGATGCAGAATTTGATGGCACTATAGAAGCTGCAGTTAAATCATTTAGCATACCGCATCAAGGTATCGAAGGCAAGAAATTAGTATACGGTGTATTAGAAGGTCCTGAGCATTCTGTTTATGTAAGAGGTGAAACACAAGAAAAGATAATTGAATTACCTGAAGAGTGGAAATGGCTCGTACATGACGATAGTATTACAGTGCAGTTGACTGCAATAGGTAAAAGCCAAAATTTACACGTTAAAAACATATCCGATAACAAGATATTTATAAGTAACGATGCACTCTTCAGTAGTAAGATTAATGCGTATTACACAGTTAATGCTACAAGAAAAGATGTTAATAAATTAAAGACGGTGAAATAAATGGCTGATGTTATAATAAGACCCGGACTAGGGGTACTACAATTCACAGGATCAAGTAATACAGTTGCATACATAACAGCATCTGATTTTATTGTTGAGTTTAGTTCTTCTACTAAATTAAGTTTAAAATCAGCAGAGGTAAATGTATCAGGAAGCTTTGTACTTACTAGCTCTGCAGCTGACACTTTAGTTGTAAGAATGGAAACAGTTACTGGATCCGCAGAAAAATTTAAAATAAACTCACAGGGAGTAACAGTTCTGGGTAGCGCTGGATCTACACCAACTGCAGTCGAAGGTGGAATATACTATAAACTAGGTGTATTTTATGTTGGCGACAATGAATAAAACAAAAGAACTATATATTTATATATACAAAGATTTACAAAAATAGGAGAATTAAAATATGGCATCATGGAAAAAAGTAGTAACAAGCGGTTCGGCGGCAGTACTATCGTCACTAGCTTTAGATACTAAACTAACAGTAGCAAACGGTGGAACAGGAGCAGCAACTTTCACTAACGGTGGAGTACTATTAGGTTCAGGTACTGGCGCAATAACAGCTATGGGTGTATTGGCAAACAGTGCAATGATAGTTGGTGATGGAACTGCAGACCCAGTAGCAGAATCAGGAGCAACACTAAGAACAAGTATTGGCTGCGACCCTACAGGTACAGACAATTCAACAAATGTAACATTCAATGCTAACATGACAGATGTGCTTACGCTTTCAACTCAAGCAGTATCAGCAACTGATCCAGGAAATGCAGATATACTTGCAGGTTGGGATCATTCAGGTAACAAATTTACATATCTATCAGCAGCTGATGCTAGAGCAGCATTAGATATTAATACAGGAGCAACAGCTTCAGTATCACCTTTCGCTGCATTATTATTAGACGATGCTGCTGCATCAAATATGAGAACTACATTAGGTTTAGGAACAGCTGCCGTTGAAGCTGCATCAACTTTTGCAACAGAATCAATATCTGCTTTTGGTGCATTATTAGTCGATGACACATCTGCAAGTGGTATGCGATCTACATTAGGATTAGGTGGAGGTGCTGTATTAGGAACAGCCGCGGTTACAAACGGAGCTAGTACACTAGCAACAGGTGATCATATATATGACCATGTAACAACAAGGTTAATGTCAGTTACAGGCTCAGGAGGTACAGTAGATACTTCAGGTACTGTTAACGCAAACGAATTCGCTAGATTTTCAGATGCAAATACATTAACAGCTTTAACTCCAGCTGAAGTTAAATCAGCTTTAACACTTAACGCTGTAGAAAACACTGCAGTATCTACTTTTGCTGGTAGTTCTAATATAACTACTGTAGGCACAATTGGAACTGGTACATGGGGAGCAACAGATATTGCAATTGCTCATGGTGGTACAGGCCAAAGTACGGCAGCTGCTGGTGCAAATGCTTTATTAAACACTTCACAAGGAGGTGCACTTGCAATAGGTGATGGTTCAGATACAATTACTATTGCTGGTAATTTAGTTACAAGTGGTACACACACAGTATTGGACGTTACAAACTTAGCAATTGATGACCAATTTATTAATATTAATGCAAGTGGTTCAGCAGCAGATGCTGGTATATTCTTCTCAGGCCAAACATGTACTTTAGGTTGGGACGAATCAGCTAGCAGATTAGGTTTCGATTTTGAAGGAGGTAATCAATACCAAACAACAATCGCACCTGATGCATACGTTGCAATGGTTGTTACAGGTTCAAACGCTTCATTCCAATACAATGGTAATATCAAGATAGATAGTGATGAGATTTACATCTTCGTTGAATAATAAAAAATGTTAAAAAGGTTATATATGGCAATAAAAGGAAATTCACTACAGGATATTAGAAACTCCGCAACATCTAAGCAAGAAGGTACGGAATATCATCTAGTTCAAATGACAAAAGATGAGCTAGGCATTATTCTTCAGTTAGTTAAAAACTCAAACTTTAATGGTAATATGATAGACACTCTTTATCATCTAACAGCAAAGCTTCAGAAAGAATATAATAAATAATAAAAGTCCGGTGTATGTTTTCATATATCGGATTTTTTTGTTATATTAATATAAAAGGAGAAATAAATGAGTTATACAATAAACGAACTAGCTTTTTTAAAAGCAGCTGTCAATGCAGCACAAATCACGGGAAAAGACGCACTATTTGTAACTATAGTTTTAGAAAAAATCGAAAAACAAATTTCGAAAGAAGCTAAGAAGCAACAAGCTTAATACTTTATATCGTTATATTTATATATAACAAATTATTGGCCCATAAAGGGAAGTGGACTTACACAAAGTAAGTAGCCAACCATAAGGAGAAAAACACATGCCAGCATGGAAAAAAGTAGTAACATCGGGATCAGCAGCTAATTTATCCCAAGTAACAGCATCAACAGGTATAGTCTCACCTGGAACTATAACTGGAGGACAGATAGTATCAACAGGTAGAATATTTGGTGCTTTATCAGCAGGAACAGACAATTCAGTCGTAGTACTAACATCTCAAAATCAATTAGTAACAGATGAAATTAGGCCAGAAGTATGGGGAGGTGATGCATTACTTACAGCAGATGCTGTAGCTGAAATAACAATTCCAAACGCAACTCTTGCAGCCAGATCATCTACAGTAACAGTAGCAGCAGATGGTGGTAATGCAGCACATCCTGTATTATTTGTAGATTCAGCAACAGGAAACTTAGCACCTAAAACAGATCCAGGGATAATGTATAATCCTAACGGCAACAAGCTTACTCTTACAGGAGATGTAAGTTCAAGTACAAATATATTTTCTAAAACAAAAAAATACTGGTCAACAACTGGTAGATTGCAAGTTGGTAATAATACATCAAATTATTATGGACCTAATCCTCAAGGTACAAATTACTATTATTGGAATAGAGATCTAGGAACTAGTTCGACAACAATAACAAACAAGACATCTACACTGAATTCAGGGTGGAAATTACCTTATAAAGCAGTGTTGACTGGATATCATTTAAACATACAAGGAAGAAATACAACTGATAATATATCTTTTACTTTAGTATATAGTTCAGGAATGTGGGATGGCAATGTAACAAGTACATCACAAACACTAGCCGAACTTGAAGGTGCTCAAACAGTAACAATCTCAGCACAAAATAATTTCTATGAATTAGACAGAAGAGGTCAAGTAAGTCAGCCTGTTAACGCAATGACGATGCTTTACCCTAGATTTAAAAAAACAGTGGCATCGGGAGGTACAGGCTACGACTTCCAACTTGCTGTAGAATATTACGTAGTAGAATAAGGAGATATAAATGGCAATAAGAAAATCAGACACTATAGCAGACGAATCAAACAGCAAATATGCTAAAAGTAAATCTGCAGTTAAAATAGCAAACATAACAGAACGATTTGACGACTCAACCGATAACGACAATCCTTATGACGATGTGTTGCAATACGTAAATAAAAAAATTGACGAAGTAATTGATCAAGTAAATTTAGACGAAGCTAAATCTACAAACGTAACTACTAATTTATCTGTAGCAAGCAGCACTGGTGCTAGGGTTATAGCTTCTTCAGATGGTACTAATGCAACACTACCTATTGCTACAACATCTGTTTCTGGTGTAATGTCAACTGCAATCTTTGACGCAGTAGCTGCAAACACTGCTAAGAACACAAATGCAGATCAATCCAAATCAGACATAAATGCCTTAGATATTACAGAGGTAGGAACTATAAGTTCTGGAGTTTGGCAAGGAACAGCTATAGCTCAAGCATATATTGCTGGTGATGCAATTAATGGTGACAAAATAGCAGACAATGCTATTAACTCAGAACACTACACAGATGGATCTATCGACACAGATCACATAGCAGATAATCAAGTAACAGCTGATAAGCTTGCTGATTCAATAAATACTGCTATAGCTGCAAATACTAATAAGACAGTATTGGTTGTAGGAACTGGCTCAGGTAATGCAAAAGCAGGAAACACTACAACAATATCTAGTGGTCAAGCAAGCGCTATATCAGCTAATACATCTAAGGTTGGTTTTGTAACCACAATGCCAACAGCTACTGAATCTGTTACATGCACACTTACTGCAACGAAAAATAGAGGTGTAATTAATGCATTGGTGTTTACAGTAATTGATAGTTCAGGTAGAACACCAGTTACAAAAACAGCAACAATAGATTTAGAATAATTTGATGTTAAAACTAAAAGACATATTAAACGAAGGTGTATACGATCCAGGTATATTCAAGGCAGTGTTTACAGCTGGAGGCCCTGGTAGTGGAAAATCATATGCTGCATCTTCACTTTTTGGAATGCCAGAAAAAATGCCATTCGTTTCTGCTCAGGGATTAAAATCTGTTAACAGTGACAAGTACTTCGAAACTTATTTGCAAATGAAAGGTTTAAGTCAAGATATAGCAAAGCTTAACCCTGCTGAGTTTGAACAAGCTATGACTTTAAGAAATAAAAGTAAAAAAGTCAGAGACGCTGCTCTTAAAAATTATATAAATGGAAGACTAGGTTTGCTTATAGATGGAACAGGAAAGAATTATTCAGTTATAGCAAAACAGAAAAAACAATTACAGGATGTAGGTTACGATTCTTTTATGATTTTTGTAAACACTGACCTAGAAATTGCATTAGAAAGAAACCAAATGCGAGATAGAAAATTGCCAAGTGAACTAGTAAAAAAATCTTGGCAAGCTGTTCAAAATAATCTAGGTAAATTTCAAGGATTATTTGGTTCTAGTAATATGTTAGTAGTAGATAATTCAGAAATGAAAGACTTCGCAGGTATTGTAAAATCAAAAGCAAGAGAATTTATAACACGTCCTATACAAAATCATGTTGCAAAGAAATGGATTAAAAAAGAATTGGAGTTGAGAAAATAATGAGTTTATCTAACTGGCTAGCAGAAAATATAATTAGTGAAGATTCTAATATAGAGAATATAGTTGCAATATACCCCGGACGCTTCCAACCTATGGGAGCTCACCACGCAAAGACATTCAAGTGGTTAAAGTCTAAATTTAAAGATTGTTATGTTGCAACAAGTGGAAAAGTGCAACTACCAAAATCACCTTTTAGTTTTAATGAAAAGAAAAAAATCATAAATTCTTATGGTATATCTAAGGTAGTTCAAGTAAAGAGTCCCTATAAGGCTGAAGAAATACTGAAGAAATACGATCCAGAAACAACAGCTGCTGTGTTTATATTTGGAGCAAAAGATGCAGGCAGGCTTACAAGCGGTAAGTTTTTTAGCGAATGGAAAGGTAAGGCAGAAATAGGATATAGAGAAGGAGCTTATATACTAGTTGCACCACATATAAGTATGAAAGTACCAGGATATGGAGAGATGAGTGGTACTGCAATACGAAAAGCTTTAGGTGATACAGATATAGATAAGAAAGAAAAAACCAAAATATTCAAAGGTATATTTGGTAATACAAAAAATTACGATTTAATAACAAAGAAGCTAGAAAAGCTTAACGAATCAGTAGAAGAATTCTGTACACAATTCGATATACCAAAGTTTTTAAGTGAAAATTTACTTAGTGCAGGAGGTGATACGGTCGACGATGGCCCTAGAGGTTATTGGGGAAATCAAAAGTCTTGGAAGAAATTTGGAAAGAATTCTGCAGAATCTTTAGGTATGGAAGTATTAAACTATATATCAGGAGAAGAAGAATTTTTTGTACACGGTACTAAATTTCCAAAAGGACCTACAGGTGCAACGTCTTATTTTCCTGTAGGGATGCCTGGTGCAGCAAATTCAGGTACAAACCAGTTGGCAGATAAGAAAGGAAGAGTTGCATATGATCGTTGGGCTAAATGGTCAAAGTATATTGCAACAAGAATTGGATACGAATTTGTAAGCTATCTAGGTGCAGAAATATCTAAAACTAATAATAAAGACGAGCCAATGAAGCCGCTTAAACCCGGCAAGCTTTCAGAAGGTTTGATTTTAGAAGGTGGAGCTTACGGTCACATGTCTCATCCATTTGACGATAGAGGTTTAACGTTTGGAGACTTCAGACAGATAATAGACATCTCACTTCAGGGAAAGCTAGATCTTGAAACAGCTGCGACAGAAAAAACAGATGGACAAAATCTATTTATAACTTGGAACAAAAAACTTCTTGCCGCAAGGAACGCAGGTGATATTAAAAGAGGGGGTGTAGATTCGAACTCAATAGCTAAGAAGTTTTCAGGTAGAGGAAATATAGAAAAAGCATTTAACTATGCTATGAACGATCTTACAAAAGCAATAAAATCTTTAAACGATAAGCAGAGAAAGAAGATATTTGATGATGGAAATAATTGGATTAACATGGAGATAATGTACCCTGCATCATCAAACGTAATTAATTATGACGCACCTCATCTACAATTTCACAACGTACTTAAGTATAAAGATGGAATGCCAATTGGATCAGTTGCTGATGGAGCTAGAATACTTTCAGGTATGATAAGTCAAGTCAACCAGTCTGTTCAAAAGAACTTTACAATAATAGGCCCACAGTTCTTAAAAGTCAATCCTCATCAAGATTATTCTGCTAGAAAACCTTATTTCTTAGGAAAGCTTAACAAGCTTATGTCTAAGTTTAGAATGTCTGACTCAAGTACATTTGCTGAATATCATCAAGCTTGGTGGGGTGAATATGTAGATAAAAACTTTAAAGGCATAGATAACAAAATAAAAACAGGCCTTGTAACACGATGGGCTTTTTCTGATAAATCATTTAGATTAAACAAGAAAACAATATCAGATGAGAAGCTACTTGCAAAAGCAATAGAAGTAGACAAGCAAAAACATGCAGATCAAGTAAAGAAAAACATGCTTCCTTTTGAAAAACTATTTTTCGAACTAGGTGTTGAAGTGCTTAAAAACGCAGAAGGTTTCTTGGCAGCTAATCCAGATAAGGCTGTTCAAAATATAAGAAAGCAGATAAAGCAGGCTATATCAGTGGTAAAAAAAGGTGGTGACATTAAAAAAATAAATAGACTAAAACAGCAATTAAATAAATTAAATTCAATAGGTGGCATGGATTCTATAGTACCAAGTGAAGGTTTAGTATTTGTATACAAAGGAAAGACATACAAATTAACTGGAGCCTTTGCACCTGTAAACCAAATCACAGGTATGATGTACTTCTAAAGGTTATAATATGAAACAGTTTTCAAAAGAAAAAATACAGAGAATGAGAAATTTAGCAACAGGCAACTACGGCGATAAAACAAAAGCGAGTAGTGGCTATAAATCGTATTCTAGAAAAAAGTTAGAAGGAGAAATTTGGGAAGAATCTGGCAAAACTTGGACTGTAAAAAATGGCATAAAACAGAATTATACAAAGTTAGGTGCTGCAAGGAAAGAATTAAAAATACCTTTATCATGCCCTAAATGTAAACGTTCTATGAAGAACGCTTCACATAAAAAAATATATAGATTATATAGTCATTGTTTGAATTGCCAGAATGAATATGAATTCGATCTTCATGTAAAAGGTAAATATAAAGAATGGATGGAATCAGAAGTGAGAAAAAACTTTGATTCTTGGACAATAAACCAAGAGCAAAGATTTGAAAAATGGTTTTCAACTATAGATTCAGAAAATCTAATTACCGAAGGCGGTAAGGTTGAAAGCTGGTCAAAGCTTAATTCAGAAACAAAAGAAGTAATAAGGACTAGATTCAAAGATTGGATAGAGTCAGAAAAAGAACTTACAGAAAAGTTATTAAAAGGAGAAGAATAATGAGCATATTAACTAAAATATTTTCAGCAGGAGCTGGAGAATTAGTAAAAAGTGTAGGAGGTGTTATAGACAACCTTCACACATCTAAAGAAGAAAAACTTGCAGCAGAACAAAAGATACAAGAGTTAGTTGCTAAATATGAAACAGATATGGAAGCAAATATTAGTGACCGTTGGAAAGCAGATATGAATTCTGACTCATGGTTATCTAAAAATGTACGACCTCTTGTACTTATATTCTTAGTAGTATGCACTGTACTTATGATATTTATTGACGCTGGCTCTATAAATTTTGTTGTAGAACCTAAGTGGACAGACTTACTGCAGTTAGTTTTAATAACAGTTATTGGCGCATATTTCGGGGGAAGAAGCCTTGAAAAGCGTACAAAAAAATAACGTAACTTTTATATACATATATATTTATATATAGGTTATGACAAATAAAACAATCAAACAAGCTTTAGTGGATGAGTACTTAAAGTGCTCTAAAGATCCTGTATACTTTATGAAAAAGTATTGCTTTATCCAACACCCTCAGCGAGGTAAAATAAAGTTCGATTTATTCGAGTTTCAGGAAGAATCACTTAAAGATTTTAACGAAAACAGATTTAATATAATACTTAAATCACGTCAGATGGGTATATCTACTTTAACTGCTGGATATTCTGTATGGAACATGATATTTAGAGAAGACTTTAATGTATTGGTTATTGCAATAAAACAAGACACTGCAAAGAATCTTATTACAAAAGTTAGAGTTATGCATGAATATCTTCCTTCATGGCTTAAGGTAGGGTCAGAAGAAGACAACAGACTTTCTCTAAGATTTAAAAATGGCTCACAGATAAAAGCTGTATCATCAGCACCTGATGCTGCTCGTTCTGAAGCACTTTCTCTTCTTGTAATTGATGAAGCTGCATTTATAGACAAGGTAGAAGAAATATGGACATCAGCTCAGCAAACTCTTGCAACAGGTGGATCTGCAATACTTCTTTCAACGCCTAACGGTACAGGTAATTTATTTCATAAGATATGGACTCAAGCTGAAAGAAGAGAAGGACAGTTTAATCCTATCAAACTTCACTGGACAGCACACCCTGATAGAGATCAGAAGTGGAGAGATCTTCAAGACGAATTGCTGGGACCTAAAATGGCTGCTCAAGAATGTGACTGTGACTTTGTAACTTCGGGTAACTCAGTTATATCAGGTGAGTTATTAGAATGGTATACTGACAACATGGTATGTGATCCTATTGAGAAAAGAGGTATCGAAGAAGAACTTTGGATATGGGATTACGCAGATTATACAAAAGCATATATGGTAGTTGCCGATGTAGCCCGAGGAGACGGTAGTGATTATTCGTCTTTTCATGTAATAGATATAGAAAAAATGGAGCAGGTTGCAGAGTATAAAAACCAGATAGGTACAAAAGAATTTGGAAATTTACTTGTTAACATAGCTACAGAATACAACGAAGCTTTGCTAGTTGTAGAAAATGCAAACATAGGTTGGGCTGCGCTACAACCTGCTATTGATAGAGGCTATAGAAACCTTTATTATACATACAAACATGAAGGAGTTCATGACGCAGCAACACAATTAACAAAAGGTTATGACCTAAAAAATAGGGAAAACATGACCCCAGGTTTTACGACTTCAACTCGTACAAGACCTCTTTTGATATCGAAGCTAGATATTTATTTTAGGGAGAAAGCGTGCACGATCAAATCCAAAAGACTGATAGATGAACTGTTTGTTTTTATATGGAATGGCCACAGAGCAGAAGCTCAACGAGGCTATAATGATGATCTTACAATGGCATTCTCTATTGCACTGTTCGTTAGAGATAATGCAATCCGTCTACATACAGAAGGGTTGAATATCAACAAAAGTGCTATAAATAATATAGTTAACACCAAAGGTGCTTATACAGGAAATAGTTTTTCTGGACAAGACCCTTGGAAACAAAAGATCGGTAATAATGGCGACGATGAAGATTTGACCTGGTTACTATAAAGGAGTAAAAACGAATGGCTGATAAAACATTTTTTGGAAGATTAAAAACATTATTCTCAACAGGTACAGTTGTTAGAAGAACTGACAATGGACTTAAGGTTGCTGACTTAAGTAAAGTACAGGCAAACACAAAGTTAGCAACAAACAGACTCGTCGATAGATACAACAGAATATACCAGACCGAAGGTCATGGGTATAACCAGCAAGCAAACTTTCACACACTTAGAATGCAACTATATTCAGACTACGAGATTATGGATGAAGACTCTATAATTTCTTCTGCTTTGGACATATACTCTGATGAATCTACTCTTAAAAACGAGTTTGGAAACGTATTGGATATAAAGACAGACGATGAGAAAGTTAAAAAAGTATTAAACAATTTATTTTACGATGTACTTAACATCGAATTTAATGCATGGCCATGGGTAAGAAACATGTGCAAGTATGGAGACTTTTATCTAAAATTAGATATTACAGAAAAGGTAGGTATAACGAATGCAATACCTATGTCTTCATACGAGATGTTTAGAGAAGAAGGGACAGACCCTTCAAATCCTGACACTGTTATATTTACTCATGATCCTTCTATGGGAGGTCAAACATCTGCAAAGCAGTCCAACACTAATAAGTATGAAAATTATGAGATAGCTCACTTTAGAATGCTGAATGATATGAATTTCTTACCTTATGGTAAAGCTATGATTGAACCAGCAAGAAAGACTTGGAAGCAGCTTACTCTTATGGAAGATGCTATGTTGATACATAGAATCATGAGAGCACCAGAAAAAAGAATATACAAGATAGATATAGGTAATATACCTCCAGCTGAAGTAGATACATACATGCAGCGAGTTGTTAACCAAATGAAGAAGACACCTTATATAGACGAAAAGACAGGACAGTACAATCTTAAGTTTAATATGTCTAATATGCTTGAAGATGTATACCTTCCTGTAAGAGGTGGTCAATCTGGAACAGAGATAGATACACTATCGGGTATGGAAAACAACAGCATCGATGATGTCGATTATTTAAAAGCTAGAATGTTTGCTGCACTTAAGGTGCCGAAGGCGTTTTTAGGATACGAGGAAGGCGTAGAAGGTAAAGCAACTTTAGCCGCTCAAGACGTAAGGTTTGCAAGAACAATCGAAAGAATACAAAGAATATTTATTTCTGAATTAACAAAAATTGCAATGGTACATTTATACTCACAAGGATTTACAGACGAAGAACTAGTAGACTTTGAACTTACTCTTACAAACCCATCGTCAATAGCAGAGCAGGAAAAACTTGAATTATGGTCTAGCAAATTAGATTTAGCGTCTACCATAAAAGATGGACAGATGGTATCAGAAGATTGGATATACAAAAATGTATTCAATATGAACGAAGAAGAAATTGAAGAAAATAGAGCTGGTGTTGTTAGAGATGTTAAGCAGAAATTTAGAAAATCTCAAATCGAAATGGAAGGTAACGATCCACAAGATACAGGTGAAGCACTTGGTACTCCACATACATTGGCAACAATAGATCCCGAAAACACAGATGGTAATGATTCAACTTTATTTAGAGATACTCCAAACGAACCAGGTCAAGGTAGACCTGAAGAATCTACAAAATATGGTAGTCAGGATTCTGCAAGAGGTAGAGATGCTATTGGTAAAGAAGAAAGAAAGCGAGACACAAAACTTAGTAACAATAAGTCACAGCGAAGGTTTGAATCAAGGAAAATAAGTCAATTGTTTAGTAAGAAAAAGCAATATAAATCTGATCTTTTAAATGAAAGCAACATATTGAAAGAGGATATATAAATTAGTTTATGTATATTTATATATAATATATAAAGATATATGCGGGAAAGAAAATAAATGAAAGCGAAACATTCAAAATATAAAAATACTGGAATACTATTCGAGTTACTAGTAAGACAGATAACTAGCGATACAATTAACGGAGTTGATAAATCACCTGCCATTGGTATCATACGTGAGTTTTTTAAGAAAAACACAACACTTAAGACTGAGCTAGGATTATATCAGACTCTTTTAAAAGAAAAATTTAATACTGAAAAGAAAGCTGAAAGCTTTATATCAGCTGTATTGAAAGAAAGAAAAAAGCTTTCAGGAGTTGAGTTGAGAAAGCAGAAATATAATCTTATTAAAGAAGTTAAAAAGAATTATAATATAGAAGAATTCTTTAAAGCTAAGGTTGAAAACTATTCTTCAAACGCATCTATATTTTGTTTATTTGAAGAAAAAACAAACCCATCACAGTCTGTTAGATTCAAATACAATCTTATCGAAACTATTACAAGTAAAAAAACTAAGATGTCTAGAGTAGATGAAACATATGAAATATATTCTAAGCAAGACAAAGATATACGAATACTTTCATACAAAATAATGCTGGAAAAATTCAATGACAAATACGGAAAGCTTAGTGCTGGCCAGAAAACTTTGTTAAGAGAATATATAAACAATATATCAAATACCGAAAAGCTAAAACAACACCTACACACAGAGATAGATAAAACAACGTCGGCAGTGAAGAAGCTTAATAAAAAAGTTAAAGACAGTATTGTTTCAATAAAGTTAAATGAAGTTGTAACGCAGCTAAAGCTTATAAAGAATGAAAGAAAAATACAGGACAAGCACATGCTTTCTGTAATGCGAGCTTATGATTTGATTAAGGAGATAAACAATGTCGTTAAATAAAAAACTCGATAAAATGTTTGAAGAACAACAGAAATTAAATGAAGCAAAAGCCAAGAAAGGTGACATCATTAAAATGGATGACGGAGAATACGGCGTAGTAAACAAAGTCTCAGGCAGAGTAGCTTATATAAAACTTAAGTCAAATCCTGGAAACTTCCATCCAATAGAAGCAGATAGAATTACATACAAAGGTAAACATAAAGGCAGAGATCTGTATTCTGAAAATGAAGAAATAGATGAAGCAAACGTAACTGGTGGCGGTGAAGCTTATGATACACCATACGCATTTGGAAAGAAGAAGAAAAAAGATGCAACTGTAGGGTTGATGGGATATACTCAAGTAAAAGAATCTACATTCATGAAAATGGCTAAGCTTACTTTGGTAAATGAAGTTAATTATAATGAATATAAAAAAGACGAAACATCATCATCTAAGCAGAAAGTTAACAGAGCTATAAAGGAAGTTAATAGCAAGCTGTTTAAAATCGAAAGAATAATAAACCAAAATATAAAACTTAAGACAGAAGCTGGAATAGACGAAAATAAATATTGGAAATCTACCAGAGAAAATCTTTCAAAGATATCTGAAAAAATGGAAAGACTGTCAAATAAACTGAGGAGATTCTAATGTCAAAGGAAGTACTAATAGATTATACATCGTTTGAAATATCACCACAGATGATCAGAGAGTCAGAAGAACAAAACAACGGCCGGGTAATAGTAAGTGGCGTACTTCAAAGAGCTGGCGCTAAAAATCAAAACGGAAGAATATATCCTAAAGAAACTTTGATGCGTGAAGCTGCTAAATATGCTAACGAACAAATTGCAGAGAATAGAGCACTTGGCGAATTAGATCACCCTGAATCTTCAGTAGTAAACTTACAAAACGTATCTCACAATATAAAAAAGATATGGTGGAAAGGTGATGACTTGTTAGGAAAAGTTGAAGTTCTAGGTACACCATCAGGTAACATACTTAAAGAATTGTTGAAAGCTGGTGTAAAGCTAGGTATATCATCAAGAGGTTTAGGATCTGTTAAGCAGCTTTCTGAAGACGGAACACTGGAAGTACAACCTGATTTTGAATTGGTATGTTGGGATTTTGTATCAAACCCATCTACACATGGAGCATTCATGGCACCTATTAAGGAATCAGTAAATGATATTTATAATGTAAATAAATACGATAAGGTAAATAATATAATAAACGAAATGCTTTGTGATTTAACTTGCAAATGCGCATTACCAACAAGGAGTAAATAAATGAGTAAATTCAACATCAGAGATTGGAGATCTAATAACTATCTAAATGAATCTTCAGAAAAAAGAATGTCCGAATCAGAAAAGACAGAAACTTTGGAGGCTGTTAAAAGATTTAATGAACTTGGCCAGAAGATATATAAAACAAACGAAATAACTGAATTGATAGAAAATATCAAGATGATGGCTGAAAATGCTAGCAAGATGGCTATAGAAGAAACTGCTGATTGGTTCGATGCCGTATCTGTAAAAAGAGATACAAAATCTATTTCTGATTCTGTAAAGGTATTCGAAGGAACATTCAAAGAGATATCTACATTACAACAAAGACTAGAGTCTGTATTTGAAGATATAGGTGGTAAGCTTGGTAAATACTACGAAATCAATGACCTTGAAGAAGCAATGGATGCTGTAGGTAAAGAAGACGGTGATATTGATAATGATGGCGACGAAGATGGAAGTGACAAGTACTTAGCTAAGAAAAGAGCTGCAGTATCTAAAGCTGTTAAAAACGAAGATTCTGACTATAAAGAAAAATTCAAAGATGCTATGGACGATGAAGGTATAGATTCTCCAGCAGAACTTGATGATGAAGATAAAAAAGCTTTTTTTAACAAAGTTGACAAAATGCATAAAAGTAAAGATGAAGGTATACATGAATCATATGTTGTAGTTGATCCTAGAGGTAACGCTAGACCTGTTGGCTCTAAAATGCAAGGTGCTCAATATAGTAAGAAGATGGGTGGACCTAAGAAAGGATATCATATAGTATTGGCAAAAAATGCTCTAAAAGCTAGAAGAGCTATTGAAAAGAATCGTGGTAATTCTACAGATTCTAATATACAAGATCTAATGTTTGATCTTATGTATGAAGGTAAAAAACCTTCTTTTCAAGGTAGAGTTAACGAAGCATTCGAAGGATTAAGCAATGTTATATCAGGTCATGGTATGGCAGTAAACTTTAATACTTCTAAGAAAGAAACAATAAAAGAAGGATTTGCTACTTGGAAAATGCAATTCGCTGCAATGACATTAGGCGGTGTAGAACTTGATCCAAAGAAGGTATATACAGTAAAAGCTAGATCAACTGTTGAAGCAATAAAGAAAGCATCTAAAATGGCTGGTATAAAAGGCGATAGCTGGATGGCAACACAAACTCACAAACTAACAAAAGTAGGGTAGACAATATGAAAAGCGAAGCAAAATTAAGAAAACTTGTAAGAGAAGAAATAATGAAATCTCTAATAACAGAAAAGTTTGAATCTAAAGCAATAACTGCACTATTCCAAACGATGGATAGAAATGACAAAAAGTTCTTTGATGTGACTGCCAAAGGTAGAGGATTTGCATGGTCTGATGTAGAAGATAAAAATGTAGGTACGAAAGCTAACCCTTCAAATGACTATATGAATATCTTTATATTAAACGACAGGAAAGTAAACCCATTCCAAAGACAATCAGAATATGGTCAGCTTGACAAAGGTATTATAGGAATTACTATAGGTAAAAAATCTATGTACTGGCCAAAGCAAAGATACTCATCTTCTGACCAAAAAATTGGTAATCAACAGAAATCAGTTGATAATTACAAAAGATATTCTGAAGTAGCTGACAGAGTAATATCAATAGCTTTATCAGATATACCATCAGCAAAAGAAAAGCAAGCTGCTAGAGCTGAAGCTCAAAAAGGTGCTGCGGCACTTATGAAAGCTAGAGACGTTGTTAACGCAAACATGGCTAGATATAAAAAAGCTTTAACTTTGAAAGTTGCAGCAACAGGGGCAGAAGGCATGGAAAAACTTATGGCTCAAGCTGCTAAGGTAGTTCAGCAAGTAATAGATAAAAATACTCAGATGCTTAAAAAAGGTAAATACCAAACATCATGGGATACATATAAAACTGTAACTGATAGATATGCTAGAATGGTTGAATCTTATATAAGATACAAACAAGAGTTTGCAGCTATGGAGAGAGAAAAGGCAGACGTTAAGTCTAAAGCTATAGATCCACATAAAGACCTTGATAATTGGAGACATGATTACGTTGCAACTTACATGAAAGAAGTGAAAGATTATTATACTGACATGTTACAAAAAGCTAAGATAGTTAATCAGGGCGAATACAGAGACATAGTTAAGGAATCTGTTTTATCTGAAAAAGGTAAAGGTATGTGGGCAAACATTCACGCAAAAAGAAAACGTGGTGAAGCTCCTGCTAAAAAAGGCGATCCTGATAGACCTGATGCTAAATCTTGGAAAGATAACACAGACGAATCTTTTTTTACTGAAGCACCTATGGACAAATCATTTGCAAAGGAATGGGAAAGAAATTGCAAAGTTTTACTAACTCATCTTGTACACGAGGCAAAATCAGCTAAAGGTGCAGACAGATCAGTATTTAAGAAAATGTTACAAAACCTACAAACTGTAAAAGGTTATCCTGCATTGATGGGTAAGATGCTTGGATCTAATTAAATAAGTTTATAAATTAAAAAAGATCCGGTATATGTTTTATATATCGGATTTTTTTGTTATATTATATATAAATAAAATTTAACATAAAATATACAAATGCAAAAACACAAAAACAGTTATCAAAAAAAGGAATTTGTAAAAAAGCCTTTTAGAAAGAAAGCAGGTAGACACGACTTTTACGTAGAAGGAAATCCCGATGCAGTTAAGGTTCCAGATTCAAGTACATATACATTGGAGAGAGCTCTTAAGTATCTAAAGCGCCAGCTTAAAGATTCAGACAAGCTTGGAAAGTATAGAGCAAAAAAGGAATACATTAAACCTAGCCAGGTAAAAAGAATACAGAAAGAAGACGCTGAAAGAAATAACCAATATCAATTAAGAATGGAGAGAAGACACGAAAAGGGATACGTTTGGGTCGCCATTGAGGATGGTAAAGCTAGATAGGATACATATATAAAATATTTTAATAAAGAAGAGCTTTTTTTAGGCTCTTTTTTAGTTTTTCGGGTTTTGCATATATATTTATATAAGAAAAATTAGGTGTATACAAAAAGTGTTATCTCTATATAATACAATACACATACTATAACCCACCCTATTAAGGTTCATAATAACCTTATTTCCAGAACAAAAAATTAAAGGAGAATGATAATGTCAAAGAAAAAAGACTTATTAAAAGAGGCTATTGCCGACGCTAAAGCTGTTCGTTCAACAGCAATTGCAAATGCAAAATTGGCTCTTGAAGAAGCATTTACTCCCAAATTACAATCTATGCTATCTAACAAGATTGCCGAAGAAATGGATGACGAATTAGAAGACGAAGACGAAATGGACATGGACACTACCTCAAACGAGGAAGAAGATATGGATATTGATGTCACTGAATCTGAGGAAGACGAAATGGTTGCTGAGACTGAAGAAGACGAAATGTCTACTGATGAAACTTACGACGAAACTGAGGAATTAGACGAGACAGAAGACATGGACGAAGACGAATTGGAATTAGAAGAAATCATTAAAGAACTTGAAGAAGAAGAAGAAGTTGAAGAAACTTACGAATCTGAAGAAGAAAAAGTTGAAGAAAATGAAGAAGCTAGTGACGATGAAGCCGTAAATGAAGAAGATGGTGATGAGGAAGAAATGGATCTTGAAGAGATTATTTCTGCATTAAGAGAAGAAGACGATGTTGAAGAAACTGAAGACAAAGTTGAAGAAAATGAAGAAGAATTAGAAGAAGCTTACAAAGTTATTAGATTTTTAAAATCTAAAATTAACGAAGTAAACTTGTTGAATTCTAAACTACTTTTCTCTAACAAACTATTCAGAGGAAACAGCTTGTCAGAATCACAAAAGATGAAAGTTATCGAAACGTTCGATAGAGCAAATTCTGTAAGAGAAGTTAAATTAGTATATACTACATTAGCTGAATCAATCACGAACTATGTTCCAAAGAAAAAAGTTAACGAAAGCTTTGCATCAAAAACAATCGGTTCTACAAAACCATCGAAAGGTGTTATTGTTGAATCAAACCAATTTGCAACAAGAATGCAAAAATTGGCAGGATTAAAATAATTTTAAAAAAATAGGAGACTTAAAAAATGTCACAAATCAATGATTTATTACAAGATTCTCAAGCGTCATTTAACGCACAGAGAAACGAAACAAAAAATCTTGTAACTAAATGGGAAAAGACTGGTCTATTAGAAGGAGTAAATGAGGAGTATAACAAACACAATACTGCTATCCTTTTAGAAAACCAAGCTAAACAACTTATTTCAGAATCTAACGCTATCGATACTGGTAACGCTAGAGAAAACTGGAATGGAGTTGCATTACCATTAGTTAGAAGAATCTTCGCTGAAATTTCTGCAAAGGAATTTGTCAGTGTACAGCCAATGAACTTACCATCAGGTCTAGTTTTCTGGTTAGATTTTAAATACGGAACACAAAAAGGACGCCATGAAGATGGTAATTCTTTATACGGTGGTTCTGGTAAAACAGCACCAAACTTAAACGATGGTTTATATGGTAACTGGGATACAGATATGGGCGGTAGAGCTGCAGGTTACTCTTTGTCTAAGCAAGGTGTATTATTACTTGCAGGTGAATCAACAGGATCTGTATTGTTAGCTGCTTTAGCAAACGATGCATTAACAGACGCTGACTATGATTTAGCATCTGCTTTCTACATGGTATCATCTTCTGCTGGTACTGTAATGGCTGCTGGTAACGGTGGTGATGAAGGTATCGGTGCTGTATTTACATGTTCATCATTTGTACCTGCTACTAAAGCTGCAACTTTCCACAAGCTAGGTGCTTATGGATCTGGTGCTTCTGCTGCTGCAACAGGAATAGATGCTCAATACAAATTGTATTACTACAAGAATACTGTAGATGCATTAAAAAGAGGTGATTTTGAAGATACTGCTCAACCAGAAATCGTTTCATCTACTTTAACAGATGATTTAGAAATTCCAGAAATCGATGTTCAATTAACTCAAGAAGCTTTAGTTGCTAAGACTAGAAAATTAAAAGTTAAATGGTCACCGGAATTTGCACAAGATCTAAATGCTTACCATTCAATTGACGCTGAAGCTGAATTAACTTCAATGTTATCTGAATACATTTCAATGGAAATCGATTTAGAGATCCTTTCAATGCTTAATGCTGCTGCTGCATTCTCAACTACGTTTGTTGCTGCTGCTCCAACTGCAGGTGAAACTTTTGGCGATGCATTCGCACAATTAGGTATCTCAATGCAAATGATGTCGAACACTATCCACCAATCAACGATGAGAGGAGGAGCTAACTTTGCTGTATGTTCTCCTTCAATCGCGACTTACTTAGAGTCAATTGCTGGATATGCTGCTAATACAACTGGTGAAGCTGCAAGCTTTGCAATGGGTGTAACAGCTATCGGTTCTTTATCTAACAGATTCACGATTTACAAGAATCCATATTGGACAGGAAATACTATATTAACTGGATTTAGAGGAACTCAATTCCTTGAAACTGGTGCTGTATTTGCTCCATACATTCCGTTAATCATGACTCCACTTGTTTACGATCCAACAAACTTTACTCCGCGTAAAGGTGTGATGACAAGATATGCTAAGAAAGTTGTAAGAAAAGACTTCTATGGTAAAGTTGTTGTAGGTGATGAAGCTTGGACATCTAAATTCGGTTCAGTAACTGGTTCTTTCGCTAGCTAATAACTAACTAAGAAGTAGATTATATTTATTTAAGGACCCCTCTTCGGAGGGGTCTTTTTTTGTATAGTGATATTTATAGTAAATACAATGGAGGTTAATAAATGTCGAAGCAGAATATAGAAAAATCCGTACCGAAAGGAAACATAAAATTTTCAATAACACTTTCTGAAGAACAGAAATCAGCGAAGCAGGCAATGCTACATCACCCTTATAATTTTATTGTAGGGAAAGCCGGTAGTGGAAAGACACTACTAGCATGTCAGGTAGCACTTGATATGTTTTTCAAAAGAATGATAAATAAAATTATCATAACAAGACCAACTGTATCTACAGAAGACAATGGTTTTCTACCTGGATCAGAAAAAGAAAAGATGGAACCTTGGTTGGTACCTATAAGATCTAATATGAGAAAGGTATACAACAAACCTCTTATACTAGAAAAGATGGAAAGAGACGAAACAATAGAGCTTGTTTCACTTGCTCACTTTAGAGGAAGAACATTTGAAAATTCAGTAGTAATAATAGATGAGTTTCAAAACCTAACTAGAGCTCAATTAAGAATGGCACTAGGTAGATTAGGTAAAGGCTCTACAATGATATTTTGTGGAGACAGTCAGCAGATAGATCTAAAGGATAAAAATTATTCTTCAATAGTTGACGTATCTAAAATATCAGATTCTCCATTCGTATACAAAAGAATACTCACAGACAATCATAGACATCCAGCAATAGACAGCGTATTCGAAATGCTAATGGGTATGTAGTTAAAGAACTTAGTACTTGATATTTATATAAAAGTAGAATAGGGAATAAATAATGGCAAACATAGCAATATATAATGGAACAGTATCAGCAGCTACAGTAAGTGGTAGCACACCATTTGGTTTATATGATACTGATCAACCATACGTAACTGCATCTGCACAAACTGCATTATGGTGCGCAACACGTCTAGGGTTTCCAATAACAGATGTAGAAATGGGCAACGGACAATTCTTTGCATGTTTCGAAGAATCAGTAACTGAATACAGCGCACAGGTAAATAGATTTAATATAAGAGAAAATCTATTAAGTGCTAAAGGTAATCCAACATCAACAAACTTTACACACCAAGCTATAACACAAAATTTAGGAAGACTAATAGCACTATCAAAGCAATATGGCACCGAAGCAGGAAGTGGTGGTAACGTAGATTGGAGAACAGGCTATGTACAAACTACTGGAAGCCAACAAGAATATGATCTTAATTCAGTGCTTTATGATTCAGCAGGCTCCACTGTAACTTCCAGTACAGATATAGAAGTAAAAAGAGTATTTCATCAAAGTACTCCTGCAGAAGCAAGAAGATATGATACAAATCTAGGTATGGATTATGCTACAAATCAATTTGGTTGGCAAGGTACATTAGGCACACAATATCTAGCAATGCCAATTTATGATGATCTGTTAAAGATACAGCAAACTGAGTTTAGTGACACTGTAAGAAAATCTCATTATACTTTTGAACTTATTAATAACAAGCTAAAGATATTCCCTAGACCTGCTAGCTCATTTAAATTTTATATACAATATATACACACTACAGATAGAGATACTTTAATTACTGAATCTGCAATATCAGATTATTCTAATATGGGATATAACAATATGCAATATTCTGATATAAATGATCCAGGTATACAGTGGATAAAGAAATATACACTAGCTTTAACAAAACAAGTGCTAGGCTCTATTAGAAGCAAGTACAGCTCAATACCTATTCCAGGAGCAGAAACAACTTTAGATGGCGATACTATGAGATCAGAAGGCATAGCTGAAGCAGAAGGTTTAATAGCTAATTTAAGAGAAGATCTAGAAGCTGCATCAAGAAGAAACTTAATGGAAAAGGAAAACGAAATAACAGATTTTCAACAAGGCATGCTTAACAAGGCACCGCTTAATATTTATATAGGATAATTATGGCACTATTTGGAGGAGCAAGAGACATAAGTCTTTTCAGACATTTAAACAGAGAGTTGTTAAACGAAATAATTGACACTCGATGCGATATATTTAAGTATTCAATATTTGATAGCAACGAAAATCTTTATGGTGAATCGCTAAGTAAGGTATTTAAACCTGGAGTTAGAATTGCAGGACTTATAGAGAAAGATGCTAAAGAATATACAGCAGAATCTATAGGCTCTGATTATACAAGACAGATAAAGTACTCATTTTTAAGAGATGATCTTGCACAAATTGAAATTGGCGATACTCAGAATACTGCAAATCCTAATGATAATGCTCAAGACGCAAATATATTCTTAGAAATTGGTGATGTTATATTTTGGGACAATGTATACTGCGAAATAGATACTATATCACAAGGCCAGTATTTATTTGGAAAAAATCCAGATACGGATCACAACGCTGGATCACACGGATCAAGCTGGTCTGTTATAGTTGAAACACACGAGATGAGAAGAAGCAGAATAAACACATTGGAAAACGTAAGAGCAGGATACGATGAATATATTGCAGGCACAAAAATAGACGAACAGAGAGGAGGACTATATGGATAATCCTAACAAGCAAAACATAGATAGAACTAGCCAGATAAGAAGAGATGACAACGTAAAAGATCTTTCTGTAAATCTATATGATGTTGACTCTGTAATAAAATACTATTTCGATAATATAATACAGCCTAGCGTGATGGAAGATGGCGAAAGAGTAAATGTACCTGTAGTATATGGTTCACCTGAAAGATGGAAATCAATACAGAAAACTGGTATTTACAGAGACAAAAAAGGCAAAATTCAATACCCTGCAATAGTATATAAAAGAACTAGTGTAGAGAAGCGTAGAGATTTAGGTAACAAGGTAGATACAAACAACCCGCTTTACTACGGGTTTCAAAAAAAATACTCATCAAGAAACAGATATGACAGGTTCGACATACTAATAGGTAGACAGCCTGAAACAGAATTTCACAATGTAGTTATACCTGATTACGTAAAACTATCATACGAATGCGTAATATATGCAGAATACTTAGAACAGTTAAACAAGATCATAGAAGATGTAAATTATGCTGAAGGTCAATATTGGGGACAGGATAACACCTTTAAGTTTCTTTCGAAAATTGATAGTTTTGATATAGAGTCAGCAGCTGCACAAGGAGAAGATAGAATTGCAAAAGCAACGTTTACAATAGGTATGAGTGGATTCATTATACCTGATAATATACAGAAAGCAATGAGTAATTATAACTCTAAAGATTATGGAAAAGCAATAATTACTGTTAACAATGAAACAACTGCGGATATAAATGAAATAAATAGAAGAACGGGTATTGGTAGCGGTGCTGCTACAAGTCCGTTATCTTCAAGACCACCAGTTAGTAGACCACCTATTTCTCGAGGTGGTCCAGGAAGAGACATGTCACCATCACTCGAACCTGGTGCAGGACGAGAATAATAAATAATAAGTTATAAAGAGAAAGAAAGATGACGGAAATAAAAGAAGACAAAAAGTTTACAGAAGAAGAAATGGATAAGGTGCAGAGTTTTAAAAACAAATATGATACAATAACTGTTAGTTATGGCCAAGTTGCTATGGACAAGTTAGTTTTAGATGAGACTGAAGACCAGATAAAGAAAGAATACAACGCTACAAGAGAACAGGAAAAAGCTTTTGTAAAAGAGTTATCTGACAAGTATGGTATAGGTCAATTAAACTTAGAAACAGGCGTTTTTATACCTGAATAACAAATATTTTGAGATTGCAGCATTATATTTATATTAGAAATAACATGACCCATGTGGTTAATTCTTACAATTAAAGGAGAAAAATAAATGGCTGAAAAAATAATTAGCCCTGGTGTATTTACAAGAGAAAATGATTTATCATTTGTACAGCAAGGTGTTGCAGCAATAGGAGCTGCAATCGTAGGACCAACAGTAAAAGGTCCGGCATTAATACCGACACAAGTATTTTCATATTCAGAGTATCAAGCTCTTTATGGAGATTCTTTTAAATCAGGTAGTAATTACTATCAATACTTAACGTCAATCACGGCAAAAGAATACTTAAAACATGGTGGCCCTGCTACTATCGTAAGAGTAATGCCAACAACTGGCGTTAGCAACGCAAACTCACACACGCACTTGTTACAAAGTGCTCATGCTGGTACTGCTCCATCAGGCTCAATCACATTCGATAAAGCAATTGTAGATGGCGAAACACTAGTACAGTATACATCTTCATTAGGTGCAACATTCTTATTTGTTGGTGTTGATACTCCTTTACCTGCTGATAATACATCAGTAGCAACAGGAGGTAGCTCAACAGGAAGATTCTACTTTGACTTCGGTACAGCTGGCCCATTAGACGGTGCAACAATAACAAACTTTGCTGTAAAAGCAACTGCAATTACAGGTGATACATTTACTTCGCAATCATTATCTGCAGGTGCTAGAATTGTAGAATTTACATCATCAATAGTATCAGATGAAACGGCTGCAACTATTATATCTGGTTCAAGTATTACTGGTATAACATCAGGAACAGTTACTACAGTAGGCAACATAGCTTCAACTGGTTCATTAGCAGCAGTAACTGGTGTAGTACAATCTGGTTCAACATATGCTTCTAACAAAGTATCATTCCAATTAAAAGCTCACACTGATGGTAAACTAATGAATAGCTTACCTGGTTCAAGTTTAACTAACTTAAAAGTAGCTGCAAATGATGTATTTATATCTTCATCACTTATAGGTACAGGAACTAAATTCGGTACAGGAAACAATTTAAGATGGGAAGTATCAAACATCAATGAAAAGAAAGGTACATTTACAGTTGCAATCCGTAGAGGTGATGATTCTAAAAAAAGAAAAGTTATTCTTGAAACATGGAACAACTTATCATTAGATCCTAACGAAAAAAATTATATTGGTGCATCAATTGGTACTCAAAGACCAACGGTAGGAGATCCTACAACTGCTTTCCCATATATCCAACCTTCAGGAAACTTTAAAAATAGATCACAATTTGTTTATGTTGATGAAAACACAATCGCAAACACAGTAGATTATTTAACTGAAAACGGAGGTATTAGAGATACAAACCTAACAGCTTCGCTTCCAATGATAAGTTCAGGTTCTTTCTTTGGAGGAGCTGACGGTGCAATGATTGTTGATTCTCCATTAGGAGCAACAGGTGTGGCTAATTACTATGAAACTTCAACTACTTCAAACTTTCAAGGTTTGGATGTTTCAGTTGCTGGTGCTGGTGAATCAGGATATCTATGTGCATTCAATCTATTAAAAAATCAAGATGAATTCGACATCAACTTATTAATTGCTCCAGGGATAAGCTATGAAATGGCACCTGCATTAGCTAATAAAATTGTTACTGTATGTGAAGAACGTGGTGATGTGATGACTATCATAGATCCTGTATTATATACAACTAAAAATATAGCATCAGTAACTCAACAAGCAGAAAACTTTGATTCATCATATGCAGCAATGTATTGGCCATGGGTACAAATTGCGGACCCTGCAACAGGTAAATATATCTGGGTTCCACAATCTGTAATTATGCCAAGTATCTATGCATTCAATGATAAGGTATCTGCAGAATGGTTTGCTCCTGCTGGTTTAAATAGAGGTGGACAGGAAACAGTAGTACAAGCTGATAGAAAATTAACACATGCAAACAGAGATACTTTATACGAAGGATCAGTTAACCCGGTAGCAACATTCCCAGGTGAAGGTGTTTGTGTATGGGGACAGAAAACTCTTCAAAAGAAAGCTTCTGCTCTTGACCGTGTAAACGTAAGAAGATTATTAATAAATCTTAAGAAATTTATCGCATCAGTATCTAAGTACTTAATATTTGAAAACAACACAACAGCAACAAAAAACAGATTCTTATCACAAGTTAATCCTTATATGGAATCAGTTCAACAAAGACAAGGTCTTTATGCTTTTAAGGTTGTAATGGACGAAACAAACAATACACCTGATATCATTGATAGAAACATCATGAAAGGTGATATATTCATTCAACCAGCTAAAGCCGCTGAATTCATTGTTGTTGACTTTAACATAATGCCAACAGGCGCAACATTTAACGATTAGTGATATTTATACTAAATAGGAGATAAAACAAAATGGCAAATTTAATTGACCCAACAGAACTAATGTTCACGGCCTTTGAGCCAAAGGTAACAAACCGATTCGTATTTTACGTAGACGGAATACCTTCATACTTAATAAGAAAAGCGGCTAGACCAAAGCTTGTTAATGGTGAAACTGAAATCAAACACATAAACAATTCTAGATTCATCAAGGGAAGAAGTAACTGGGATGCTATAACTGTAGAGTTATATGACCCAATTGTACCATCAGGCGCGCAAGCTGTTATGGAATGGGCAAGGCTTCACCACGAATCAGTAACAGGTAGAAATGGTTACGCAGACTTCTATAAGAAAGATGTGACAATCAATGTACTTGGACCTGTAGGTGATAAGGTAGAAGAATGGACTGGTAAAGGTGCTTTCTTAACAGATGCTGACTTTGGTGAAATATCTTGGGAAAATGACGGTGTACCGGCTATTATCTCATTAACTATAAGATGTGACTACTGGATCTTACAATACTAATATTCATTATATAAAATTAAGTAGCCTGTTAATTCAGGCTATTTTTTTGCAAACTTTTACGTTCATATATATTTATATATACTAGTTATACAAAACAACATAAAGGAGTTATAAAACATGGCAAAATTAACAGAAGATTATCCTGGAAAGGAAATCACAACAGACGCACTTAAGCAACAATTAATAAACGAAACAGAAATAACAAAAGTTTCTAATTCTAAATTTCCTACTGAAATCATAGATTTACCTAGTGAAGGTAAGTTATATCCTGAAGGTCACCCTTTAAAAGGTGGCAAGATAGAAATGAAGTATATGACTGCAAAGGAAGAAGACATACTTACTTCACAGAATCTTATACAGAAAGGCACAGTCATAGACATGCTTTTACGTTCATTGGTTATAGGTAATGGTAAAGGTGAAAGAGTAAATTACGACGATTTATTACTAGGTGATAAAAACGCTGTAATGATTGCTGCAAGAGTTTTAGGTTACGGATCTGATTATCCTGTAGAAATACCTTGTCCTAAGTGTGGAGCAAAACATAAAGACACAGTTGATCTTGCTGGTCTTTCCAATAAAGATGTAGAGATAACAAACGATTCTAATCTTTTTGAATTTGAATTACCATTAAGTAAGAAACTAATTTCATTTAAGCTACTATCACATTCAGATGAAGAGAAGATTCAAAATGAAGTAAAGAGAATGAAAAAGAAAACTCATTCATCTGCAATTTCTTTTGATTTGACTAGTAGACTTAAGCAGTTAATAGTTGCAGTTGATGGTGACGAAACAATAAAGACTATAAACAACTTTGTTGAAAACGAATTCATATCTAGAGACTCTTTAGCATTCCGAAATAATCTTGAAAAGGTTACACCTGATGTTGACATGTCAGTATACTTTGACTGCGATGAATGTGGACACGAAGGCTCCGTTAGTATTCCTATGACCGTAGAGTTTTTTTGGCCTAGGTCTTAACTATAAGGCCATTCTACACGAGCAGATATTTCAGTTACTGTACTTCTCTAATGGTGGGTTTAGTCACGACGATGTATATAGAATGCCTGTTTACTTAAGGTTGTTTTATCTACGAAAACTAAATGATCAACATAAGTCTGAAAGAGAGAAGATGGAAAAGGACTCTAAAGGAAAAAGCAGTAACACGTCTATAAAGCGTCCAAACTTCTCGAAATCCAAATAACGTTGATATTTATATAAAACTAATTAAGCGAAAGGTGGAGTATATAATGAAGCAAAAAAAGTTAAGGGAATACGTTAGAAATATAATTTCTAAAAAACTTTCAGAAAACAGTGAGCTTACTAAAGAAGGCGTAGTAGACAGTGTACTAAACCATATATCAGGCATACTAAAAAAATCAAACGATAAAAGATACAGAGCTGGTCTTGAAAGAATTGCAGGTTCAGGTCCAAAAGGTAAGAAGGCTGTAGAGGATTTGATGCAATCGATAGAGGATGCTAAGGATGGAGTTGCACACTTCGATAAGTTGCAAAAACGTTTAGATATATATAACTAATAGACTATGGCAATGGACCCAGAAAAAAGACTAAAGCTAGAAGAGAAACGCCAAAAATTATATGGTGATACTATCAAGATGGCTGAGAGAGAGAAAGCTTTACACTCTGACTTAGCTACAATCGCAGCTGCAGCAGCAGTTTCAAAAGCAAAGCAGCAATCAGCTCAAGATAGATTAGTTCAAGGTGCACAAAAACAAGCAGACATATTAGAAGGTATTGCAGGCAATATGGATAGTATGGCTTCAAACCAAAGTAAGCTAGCTCAATTAGGCAATGTGGAATTACAGGTATCAAACCGGCTGCTAGCAGCTGACAACGCTAGAGTTACAACTTTAGAAGGTTTCAGCTCAAACAAAGAGGCATTAGCTCTTATTTATAACGATGAACTCCAAAAGTCTAAACTTTTATTGACAGTAGACAATGCTAGAGTAGCTGCTATCGAAGCAGTTGGCGATTCGAATAAAAGAATAGCACTTACAAAAAATAAATCATATCAACTAGATTTACAAGCAGCAGCAATTGCAGAACAAAGAGCAACTGTAGAAGAAGACATAAAGCAATTTGTAAGAGATCAGGCTGTTGAGAGAGAAAAAGAACTAGACCCTTCACACAAGCTCTTGGAGCAGATGAAGAAGCGTAAAGATAGACAGGAAGAAATAACAAAAACTTTTGATGAGTATAAAGAAAAGTATGAAGACTTTATAGATATAATTCAGGATCCTAAAGTAGCTATGGGGCTATTTACTGTTGAACTAGGTAGACAGGCTAGCAAGTTTGCAGATACAATGGCAACTGCAGGTGATAGCATGGGTATGTCAAGAACACAATCGGCTGGTATGGCTGATGAAATGGCAGGTGCAAACATAATGGGTGCTGCATTCGGAGTATCCGCAAAGCAGAATGCTGATTCTATGCAAGGCTTAGCAGAAGGTATGGGAGATCTTAATGATATTTCAGCAAGTGCAATAGTTCAAGTTTCAAACATAGCAAGACAAACAGGTTTATCAGAACTAAGTGCCGGTAAGCTTGTCGGCCACATGAAGCTTGTAGAAGGTTCATCTGTTAAGCAATCAAAAGCTACATTAGAAACAGTTTCAAATCTTGCAAGAGGCGCAGGCTTGCCTATTGGCAAAGTAATGGAAGACGTTGCAAGTAACATGGAGCTGACATCTAAATTTGGTAACATATCAGTAGCTAAACTAGGAGCTATGGCTGTAGAGGCTGGAAAGCTAGGAACAACTTTAGGCCAAATGTCTGCACTAGGTGATAAACTATTAGATATAGATACTGCTAGAGCTTCTGCAATGGAATTATCTGTAATGCTAGGTAGATCAATAAACGTAGACAAAGCTCAACAACTAGCATTTGAAGGTGACTTAGTAGGTGCAAACAAAGAATTGCTAAACCAACTTGGTCTCCTCCC